ATCATCCTTGCCGCTATTCAGGTTATTAAAATTCGCATCAACCTCATTATGGGTTAATGGAGAACCTTTCCCGGCTCTTGTAACAATAGTAACTGCCATAATTTAACTCCTAAGAATCCTCTACTCCCATAACATCGTATTGTGCATAACCTATAACCCAGTAGTATGGTTCAACATAAGGCGTAACACCATAAGGAAATGCTCTTGGTTGTTTTTCATAGAATTTCCTACCATTTACCATACGGTAAGCAACTCTGCGAGGAGGACCTTTCCTTCCACCGCCTATTCTAAATCTTCTTGCCATCAGTAAGCTGCCTCTGTTTCTGGTTCAAGAGACCTACTTCTTCTAGGCATTGGAGGCATTGCATCCATGTCATAGATCCTTGATAACGCATCCAAAAAATCAGGATGTATACTAGGAAATAAAGAGTACTCATTCTCTTTTATCCAATTTGAAAGATCATATAATTTTCCTTCCTCGTTTTTACATAATATCTTTTTAGAATTTAGGAAGTCTTGCTTCCTTTCTTTATAGTCTACTTGAGCTGATGTCAAGCGATCCTTATCAGTTGGATAAGGAAAAAAGAATGAACCATCCTTTAGATCCGGCTCTAACCGCTGTATCCTATCTTTCTTAGATTGAGAACCCCCACCACCGACCCAGTTCAATTCATATATAGGAAATGAACTTCCTTCAATTCTCATCATCTCTTTAAAATGTTCTATATCTGCCTGAGCTCCGTATCTTTCATATCCAACCTTGACTTCCCTTATTCCCGGAGCCCTTTTCCATTTAGTTCTAAGCTTCTTTAGATTGTCCCATCTTTCAGACAAAGATAACCTATGGCATAAGCCGTCAAGTAAAAACTTATTATAATTTGAATCAACACCAACTACGGCCATAGCAGTTCTATTAGAAGTCTTCTTCTTAGAATGGGCCGGATCGCACATCAGATACACATTCATAGTATACGGCCTTACTTCGTATTCCTGCCACCATTCCTCCTTAAACGCTATATCAGAACCAGCTATAGGATTAAGTAATTGCTGACAAGCTACCGTAAAAGTAGATGTTGTTTTCTTTATTTCTTCCCATCTTTCTCTAGTTAGAAAGACAGGCTCACCGTCCATTGTGCCGCTATACGTAGCTGCGTGTATCCTTGGCTTTACAGCCGCTCTTTGAAGAATAGTTCCATATGTATCTCCATATGAATATCTAGTTCCAGCATATTGATATCTAGGAGAATGGGTGGATCCAAGATTTAATGACAACTCCCATTGAGTTGTAGTTTTACTAATTTGTTCTGGAGTAGACACGGCTTCCTGAACAACTACATCATCGTAAATTATTAAATCAAAGTGCCTTCCAGTAGGTTGTCCATCTACAAGTCCATGAGCCTCTATGGTCTGCTCCTTTGGATTAGCAGATCTCCTTACACATATACCTTCATTCTCTGCCCATTTAGGAGCTTGCAACCTGGGTTTCTCCCATAATACATCTTTATATAATCCTTTAAGTTTTTCATTAGAGTCAAACTCCTGCATTATCTGACGAAGAAATGGTTTCGCCTGTCTTGCGGAGAATGACAATATACCTATAGTTATATTAGGGTTGCATAAAACTTCTTGTATTGTTCCAAGAAATGTTATTATAGAACTTTTATAATGAAACCTAGCCCAAAGATCTAGCCTACTATCTCTTTGCTCCTCAACCTCTCTGCATCTATCGTATATCCACGGATGTAACATATCATGGCGATTACACAAAAATACACCAAGATAGTACCTATCAAGCTGACCGAGAGTCCTAATGAAAGAATCATCAATATTAGGATCCCTATGACAATCAGCATACGCTTTAACTACTGCATCAAATGATGCAGTCTGCGCCCAAACTGCAAATTGCTTAGCCGCATCTGCATTTTTTGTTGAGGAATAAACCTCATCAATAATTTCAGGAAGCATTTAACCTCCCTTATATCCAGAAGCATATATAGCTTTTGCCTGCCTTTCGGCTTTCTTCCTGGATGGGTAACATTTACCTTTGTTTCCCCATTTCCAACCTTGTTTACCGCTCTTCAGTTTGCACCGTTTTATCGGCATCTTCTACCTCTTTGACGATATTGTAATGTACAGAACCGTCTTCCTGATGTTCCACGCGATAATGCACTGGTACCATCTTATAGAAGGTAAACTCCTGTCCATGTACTGGAGGAATTGGTTCTGATACAGATTCCAATACTTTGTCCATAATAGCGAAAGGACTGAAACTTTTGTCCAAAGCTGTTTCAAAAAATCTATCCATTGCTCTCACGTGAGGATTTCTCAACATTACGCTCCTTACCATTTTAATACTCCTATATTGTACACCTAGTTAAAAAATGTAGGTATTAACCTACGCCCTATCAGGATCTACCCAAGGATTCTTTGGATAAAGCCTTTCATGCATGCGCTGCGTGTAGTCCATAAAAGATTCATCCTGTCCTATAGCAACTTCTGGATTATAATCCTTAGCATTGAATCCAAGAGGTTTTCCTTCTACATCTCTAGCCATTCCATAAGATGAAGAACCACTAGATGTAGTACCTCCAGCGAAATTAGGATCTAGACCTGCTAATTCTTCTACTACAACATTAGCTTTTCTGTCGCCCTCTATCATACTATCTGATGCTTGTTGAAGCTGCTTAAGTATCTTTTTAGGTAACTTATTTCCATATTGGCCTATAAGAGCATCAATGTCTGCCTTAGTATAGTTACCTGAAGCAAATTTCTTTAATTGTTCTCCGTATCCTGCATCCTCAAGTTGACTGCCGTACTGCTTTAGTAATGCTCCTACAATCTCATCGGCACTACCACCACCGCTTGGATAATTCCTCTCATGCATACGTTGTGTATATTCCATGAAAGATTCTCCTTGTCGTTGGGCCACATCTGGATTATAACCACCAGACTGGAATCCACCTGGAGTCTGCGACCCTCCAATAGTTGGCCAACTTATCGAAGCATCTGCATTTGCATCTGGCCTAGATGATTGAAATCCTTGCTCTATCTGTTGTATCTGTTGCTGCTCTTCCGGGGTCATCCCCTGTTGCGGATATTTCTCTTGATGCTGTCTTTGAGTAAAATCCATAAAGGATTCTCCTTCTCGTTGACCGCCGCCTGGAACATATCCTTGTGAGGTAAATCCTTGTGGTCCAGCATTTGAACCATCTCCTTGAGCAACCTGAGGAGTTTGAGGTGGTTGCTCGTCTTTCTTAAACTGTTCATTCAACCATTTAAGCGCATTACTTGCTACTGTATCTGCTGTTCCTGCCTGATCTCCCTGAGCATATCCTGGTGATGTAAATCCCTGGGGTCCTGGTAGCGGAGCCTGTGAAGCTCCAGTATCATCACCTGCTACTTGTGGTGTCTGAGGAGGTGGAGTTGCTTGTGGTAATGCCTCCTGCCCTCCTGGCACGTATCCAGGCGAAGTAAAGCCCTGAGGTCCAGCTTGAGATTGAGAGGTTCCGGTCGGACTAGCTACTTGAGGAGCTTGTGGTACTGAAGCAGCCTGTGGTAATGCAGAGGCTCCTCCAGGAACATAACCAGGCGACGTAAATCCCTGATCACCAGGTTGATTGGCCATATCCATTTGCATCTGTGCTAGCAGAGCTTCTTCTTCTGCATTAGTTCCACCTAATTCGCCTTGAAACTGTTGTGGTGCGGCGCCAGGCCACATGGGATCACCACCAGCTAAAGGATCATTTGGATCAAACGGAACTGGGGGATTTCTCTGTGTTCCAATATTTGCCATATTTTGTTGCATCTGAATTTGAGCCCACTCATCATTTGCCATTCGCTGCCTTTCCATAAAACGAGCTTGTTCTAAATATAGTTCCTCTAATGCAGCATCATCAGCAGCTTTTCTAGAAGGAGCATCACCCCCACGCATAGCCAATTCCCTTAAACGAGACCTTCTCTGTGCAATGGTAGTATTATTACGAACTCTTTTCTGAATGACCTGAGCCATATAGCTTCCAAGTTCTGGACCCTCTAATGCGTTAACACCCCTCATTTCTCTAACCATAACTATTTACCTTTCTTTTTAAACTGCACTGGTCCCGGCATTAACCAGGAAAATAACATTGGAAGTAATATGATTAGACCTAAAGCCCAACCGCCAACCTTTACCAATTTGCCCAAAAGAGTCCAGAAATTATCTGGAGCTTCTTGAACAAATGTTTCTGCTTGAACCTCTACTGGTTCCCCTTTAATCTGGTCCGGCGCACTCAGGGCAGAGACACTGGCAGCCGTCAGCCCCCCTGCGATGCTCGGTACAATCACACCCCCCGGTAAGACACTCGTTGCACCAACAACTGCGGTAGTCGCTGCTCCGGTTATCAGACTCGATTTGATCTGGGGTAAGCTGCTGCATCCTGCGATACTCAGTAAAGAGACTAGTATTATGCAATTACGTATAGTACTACGATAAGAATTACTACTGCCCATAAAGGCTTCTCCCTGACCTCTAACCACAACTTCTTGATTATATCCATTTAATGTCTCCATTAGTCTAGTTGAAAACTTGATCCGCAAGGAACTTCTTGGCTCCCCTTCAATTTGATCTGGTAACCGGAACATCCTCCGCCTTCCAAATAAACCTCCAAGAAACCTTCTCCATTCAGAACTTGGCTTACCTTGTTTTTCGCCGCTTCTGTTATTATCATTTAAATTCATCGTCTGTTAGGTACTCATGTGGTTGTCCACACCAAGGGCAGTGTAGTTTTTTATTTAGGATATTGTGGTCTGTTCCCGGGGGCAATGCTATTGACCAGTGCTTACTGCAAAATATACAAGTGAAGTTATGTATTATTTCTTTGATATAGGTCATCGATCAAGTATCTTTCTTACTACTTCTCTGCCTTCCCAGTTGTCCTCTACGGCAACCTTATGCTTTTCACAAGAGTATCTTGTATCTGTATTGGCGTTATCCTTCCAGCCATTTCTCGACAGAGTTCTCTTAACTTGCAAACATCCCGGAACTCCCATCTCCACCCATTCTCCCTTTTCATTCTCAAAGTGACCCATATACTCAATGACATTGCCATTAAGGAATAGCATAAGCACAAACATTGTTTTAATAATCATTATTAATCACCATTGTGTGCCTTTAGGTCTGCTACATTATCCTTTAATGTCTCCACCTTTCCCTCAAGACCCTCAATTCGTTTTTCATAGAATTTCAAGGTGAGTGCCTGTTGCTGGTCGAATGGAGCCTTACCGGTTTCAATGTTGTTAAGAAGTTTGTCGAACTCCCCCGATAAATGTTCTATAAGCATGAATTGCTCGGCATCTGCCGGAAGACTACCCAGATCGCCCCTAGGCCATTTAATTCTGAACTCAGTGTTCTTTACTAGATCAGCTTGCATCAAAATGTTGTTCGTTTCTATACGGTTTAGCCTTTCAATAATCCCGAAGTAAGCCCATACTCCTACACCTACAGATGCAACCAGAGAGATCAGATTGCGCACTGGCATAGCGAATTTAGTTTTATCGCTTACATCAATGGCGTCGCTCATTAGTAATTGCCATAAGCACTAGAGCCGCCTGATCGTGCTTGATTACCCAAGATAGAAAATAACTTCTCATGCTGCTTGATGATTTCCCTGTCCAACTCCTTCATATCTTCTATCTCTTTAGTGAGGTCGTCTAACCTAAAAGCGATCACATCGATAGAGGCGGTTTCATTTGCCTTGTCTTGAAGCACCGATAACCTAGAAACCTCTGCACTTAGAGAAGCTCCCCATATCACAGCAGCAATAGCCTGTGCCAATAAAAAGATGACTGCACCAAAGAATTTAGTATCTATATTCATCCGGTTCTCCCGGCATGTCTCCCTCTAAATACTTGGTTAAATTTATGGTAATAATTCATCTTTTAGAGATATGTTCGTATTCAATCCCAGTCCTCCTGGATTCTAATTTGGCGTCAACTATACTTACAAAAATTCTATAGCTCGTTAAATATGTTGGTGTCTTATCTCTACCATATATTTTATTAAAATGAGTATAAAC